ATACAGCACAGCGGACGCAAAGATGTCCTACGGACTTATGAAGGCGACGCTGAATCCGAAGGAAAGCGCAATCAACAAGACGACGCACCTGCTCTATATCCGGGAATGCGACTTAGACCGCAAGGTGACTGTAAATGCGATGATCACACTGGATGGGAAGAAACTGTTCGTCCAGTCGGTGCAGAACACGGAAGGAATCCTGCGGCTTGAAGTCGGAACCCATGCGGTGTAGGAGGTGACGGGATGTTTGAAATGACACTCGAAGTCGACGAGGCGGAAGTCAAACGGCGACTCGGGACACTCTCGGACAAGTCCGGAAAGGTTATTGCGCGGGCGGTCAACCGTTCGTACACGACCGGAAAGAACGCCATCTCGAAAGAGGCGGCGAAGGACTACCGCATCCGGCAGAAGGACATCAACGGAGAGAACATTCTTAAAATCGACAAGGCGACGGAGAAGAACCCGACGGCAACGCTCGATTATTCCGGGAAACACCGGAACCTTGTGCTTTGGGACAACGGGAAGGCAGTCTCCCCAATCGGGAAGAAGATACACTGGTCGAACAGCAGACCAATCGGAAGGGCGAAAGACGGAAGAATGCAATTCCGGGGAGGAACGCCGAACGTGCGGACTTACCGGGCAGCAGTCGAACGCGCACACGGGAAAATCGGCCTGCAGGGCGACAACAAACCGTTTATCCAGACGGTACGCAAAGGGCAGGGAAAACGAGAGTTCACCGGACTATTCCGCAGGAAGAACAAAGAAAGAGACGCAACGCTTGTTGGCGTAGCGGCTCCGTCCGTACCGCAGATTCTAAAGAACGACCGTGTAATGGCGAACTTTACGCGCTCAGCGGGACCGATGTTACAGAAGCGTCTCGAACACGAGATTGACAACGTGCTAAAGGGCATCACGAACTAAGGAGGGCATATGACAGACCTTGACTTACAGGGTGCGCTCATCCGGGAGATTGAGGAACTTGCGGAGACGCAAAGCCTTAAGAAGGCGGACGGCGAAGTATGGAAGGACTACCACATCTACCGGCAGGATAAGCCGTACAAGGACGACACCGAGGACGAAGATCAGGAGGATTACATCATCGTCATGATCGACGACGAGGATACGGACGCGGAAGGCAACTGGGTGGTGCAGGTACAGATTTTATTTTCCATCATGCTGTACGAGGAGGCGCACCAAGGGAACCTCATCCTTGCGAACTGGATGAACCAGCTTGACCAATGGCTGTGCAAAAAACACATCATCGACGAAAGGTACGAGATGACCGGAACGCGGAGCAAGCGGTTCAACCATGAATGCTACCCAAATTATTACGAGTGCGCCTACATCTCGGCGTGGAAGCTGCCGCCGGTACACCAGGAATACGCGGAGGACCTGATATGAAACAGACCATGTATATCGGACCGGATTTGAAGGGGATTGTGAGAAGAAATCAGATTTTCACCTATTACCCGGAGAATGTCATCCGGCAGGCGGGGGAGGTAAGCCCGCTGACCAAACATTTTTTCGTCCCGATGGGGGACGTCGTAACCAGCAAAAACGAGCTTCGAAGAACAGGCTCTTTTTTGAATATTGCATACCAAAAAATAATGAAAGCAGGAGGTAGACCATGACAGAGTACAAGCATGGAATCAGCACGACAAGAAACTCCGACATCTCCATCGAGGCGGTGGAAGCTGGAAGAGTACAGTTTGTCGTGGGAACGGCACCGGTCAACCTGTTGGATGATCCGGCAGGGGCAGTCAATACACCGGTACTCGTATCGAGCAGGGGCGATGTAAAAACGAGCATCGGATTATGCACAGATTATGCAAATTATACACTGATGCAGTCCGTACTTGCGTCATTCATGAAAATCGGCGTTACGCCGGTCGTAATGGTGAACGTGCTCGACCCGAACAACAAGAAACACATTACCGCTGTGGCGGGTGAGGAGTTTGCCCTCACGAACGGCAGCACGACCGTAGAGGTGGAGGGAATCCTCCTCGATTCCTTAAAGGTGTCCTCCGGGGAATCCGAGGGAACCGCGGACACGGACTATGTCGCGACATTTACGGCAGACGGATATGTGACCGTCGCGGTCACGGACGACGGGGCATTTAAGGACGCGACCACACTCACCATCGCCTACACGAAACTGAACCCGGAAGGGGTAACGGCTGAGGATATCATCGGCGGCGTGACGGAGGACGGCATCCGCACCGGTATCGAGCTGGCGGATGAGGTGTACAGCCGTTTCGGGGTTATCCCGGACATCCTTGCGGCACCGGGATTCTCGCAGAATCCGGCAGTCGCGGCGGCTCTTGAAGCAAAAGCGGAGCTGGCGGGCGACCTCACCAGCGCCATCGCGGTCGTGGATATCGAGTCCGAGGAGACCACGAAGATTGAGGATGTGAAGGAGGCGAAGGACAAGCTCGGATGCTTCACCAGATGGACGGTATTGTGCTGGCCGAAGGTGCTCATGGGCGGCGTGGAAATCTACGCGTCTGCGGCAATCGCGGCAATGCTCCAGTACGTGACCGTGAACAACAACAACGTGCCGACCTCGCCGGACAACAAGGACATCCCGATTGACGGCATCTATGCGGGCGGCAAGGAGCTGCACCTGACCAAGCGGCAGGTCAACAACTACCTGAATGCAATCGGCGTGCTGTCCTTCTCGTACATGAACGGATGGAAATGCTGGGGCAACAACACCTCTGCGTATCCGGACAACACCGACCCGAACAACCGCTTCATCAAGTGCGTGATGGTGAGCAATTATTTAGAGAACCGTTTCAAGACGGAATATCTCTCCACCATCGGTACGGACGCAAACTACAAGGTCATTGACTCCGTGGTAAGTAATTACAACGCAGACTTAAATGCGCTCGTTCCGGATTACCTCGCAGGGGCGACCGTGGTGTTCGACAAGAACGAGAACCCGATGGCGAACATTCTTGAGGGACACTTCAAGTTCCACACGAGATATGCGGACTACACGCCGCTTGAGTTTATCGAGAACGAGTTTACGTGGGATTCCCAGATCCTGCAGGATGCACTTGAGGGAGGTGAGGAATAATGGCAAATCTGATTCCTGATAAGACAAGCAACTACAACGTCTATACCGGCACAGCGACACAGGCGAACAAGCTCATCGGCGTGACCGACGAGACCACGCTCATCAACCTGCAGAACATGTCGGAGACCATCAGCCTTGCGGGAATGGCGGGCGAGGTGGATTCACCTGCGGTCGGACAGTACCAGAGCATGGACTTCACCCTGACGTTTGCGAACATCGCAAAGAGTTCCCTTGCGGTGGCGGCGGCGGACAACACCCCGCTCATCATCCGCAGCGCACAGGAGTTCGTCAACCCGGAGGACAACACGAAGTCCATCAAGCAGCGCACGACGACAATCCGCGGCATGACCAAGAGCATCAACTATGGCTCCATCAAGAAAGGCGGCTACGGAAAACCGAGCATCACCAAGGAGGTCACCTACTACAAGGAGGAGATCGACGGCGAGGTCGTAACGGAAATCGACAAATTCAACGGCAAGGCAATCATCGCCGGAGTTGACGTCACAAAAGACATTTTAAGCTATATCTAAATTGACCGCACCGGGGGAAACCCCGGTGCATACCAGAAGGAGGCAAAGAAAAAATGGACAAGGAAACAAATACCGTAATGGACGAAAATATAACCGCAGAGGAAGCGGCGGACGTAGAGGCGGCGGCAGACGCGACGGCGCAGTTTGCGGAGGAGAACGCGAACGAGGAGCTGGGACTCAATGATAAACTCCCGTATGTTATTAACCTGTCGAAGACGTACAACTTCGGGGGACAGGAAATCAAGAGCGTGGACTTGAGCGGACTCGAAGACCTGACCACGGCGGACGCAGAGTACATCGACCGCGTCATGGCAAAGATGAACCATCACCCGAGGAACAAGTATAACGACATCACCTACACGAAGCACATTGCTATGAGGGTGACGAATTTGCCAATCGAGTTTTTCAATTTCCTGAAATGGAAGGACCAGCAGGCAATCACGTCGAGAATCGCCATCTATTTTTTGTACTAGGAGCGGGGGATGACCTCGCGGCGAATTTAAAGAAGACGGCGGTGCGGGTGGCGGTGCGGCTGAACACTTCCATCGAATACCTGATGAACATCCCGATGGATTCGTTACTGGAACTGGTGGACGAGATCATGGAGATGGACGAGGAGAGAAGGAACCATGGCAAGTAAATCGACAACGTATGAATTACAGGTAAGGCTCGGCGCGAAGACATCACCGAGCTGGAAGACCACACTTAAGAAGGCGGAGCAGGGACTGGAAAGCGTCAATTCGGTCGCGAATAAAATCGTGGCAGGAATTGCCGCGGGCGTAGCTGCGGCGGCTGGAACGGCGACCTACGCGCTCTCGCAGGCGGTCGACACGTACACAGGATTCGAACAGGAGATGGCAACGGTACAGTCCATCTCCGGAGCGAACGCGGTACAGTTTGAAGCCATGGAAGAGGCGGCGCTGTCCGCAGGACGGAGCACCATCTACACGGCGGAAGAAGCGGCAAGCGCGCTGGAGTATATGTCGCTTGCCGGATGGAGCGTGGAAGATTCCATCAGCGGACTGACACCAATCCTGCAACTGGCGGCGGCAACCGGAGCAGAGTTACAGACCACGAGCGACCTTGTGACGGACTCCATGAGTGCGCTGGGAATCGGGGTGGACGACCTCGATATGTACCTTGACAAGCTCATCGAGAGCAACAACGACGCGAACACGAGCGCGGAACAGCTCATGGAGGCACTCGTTAAGACGGGCGGTGCATCGAGGGTATTAGGTGCGGACTTGGACGATACCATCACGGCGCTGGACGTGCTCGCAAACAACGGCAAGAAGGGCGAGGAGGCTGGTACTGCACTCAACGCGATACTGGTCAACCTCGCCGGAAACGCGACCACCATCAAGGAGCTGGGAAACCTCGGCGTGGATATCTGGGACGATGACGGAAATTTCATCGGGTTGGAGGAGTCATTAAAGCTCATCAATGAGGCATACGCCGACATGACGGACGAGGAGAAGGCGGCAAGCCTTAAGAAAATCGCCGGGAAACATTACTACTCCCAGATGCAGTACCTGCTCGACGCGGTGAATGAGACCAAGGACGCGGAAGGCAACATGACAAGCGCGTGGGACTCACTCGAAGGGCAGGTCGAAGACAGTAACAATGCGCTGGACACGATGTACGGCATTACCACGGACACGCTGGAGAATGCCCAGAAGCGGCTACAGTCTGCCGTAGAGGATATGCAGATTCAGGTCGTGGACGTGTTCTCCGACGATGCGAAGGAATTTGTCGGCTGGCTTGCGGACAAGCTGCCGGAGGCGACGGATTCCATCGTGGCATTCGCGGAGGCGCACAAGGGCGAATTTGCGGACGCGCTGGAAGACTTGGGCGACGGTATCGTATGGCTGTGGGACAACGGCATTGCGGCGGGACAATGGATCATTAAGAACCGGAGTGCAGTTGTCGGGGCACTGAAAGGTTTTGCGGTCGGATTCGGGCTGCTTAAGATAGCACTCACGGGAATCAAAATCGCAGAGTTCTTTACAAATCCGCTGACGGCAGCAGTATCTATCGCGGGGCTTGCGGTGACGGCAATCGGAGCAGTAGCGGGAGCCATCGAGGATGCGGAACGCGCGGCGGTGGAGGCGAACCTTGCGGAGCACTTCGGGAATATCTCACTGTCCATGGAAGAAACGGACAAGATCGCAAGACAGCTTATCGGGGAAGACCTGATCACCATCGCGGAGACGTTAGAGGATGCACTGTCGGAATCCGACTCGACGTTCAGCCAGATGAACGCGCTGTACGAGACACTGGAAAAGGACGACTGGAAAATTCAGATGGGATTCGACATGGACGAGGATACGTACAAGTCGGATGTCCAAAGCTACGTTGATGCGGTGCAGCAGTATGTGGTTGACAAGGGCTATGCGGTACACGTCGCGACAACGCTGCTCACCGGGAATGAATCCGAAATTGACATCGAGAACAGCACATACTACTCCGAACTCGATAGTGAGCTCACCCAGCTCGAACAGAAGATACAGAGCCGGTTGAAGTATCTCGATATGCAGGATTTGGACATCGATACGGACAAGTATGTGCAGGAGTATCTGGCGGCGGTTAAGGAGATACAGGACAAGGTCAGCGCGGCAGAGAGCGGAGCGAAACTCGATGCGATATCTTTGAAGTACTCGTTGACCGACATGGATGCAGATTCTTTCACACAGTTAGAGGCGGACCTGTCGGATTACGCGGATACCGTAAGTCAATCCGCACTGGAGGCGTATGAGAGCGCAAAGGCAGCTCTAAACATGAGACTTAGTTCCGAGGAAGGATACACGCAGGAACAATACAACAAAGATGTAAAAGAGCTGGAGGATGCGTACTACAAGACCATAGCAGATGCAAACCTTCAAACAGGGCAGTACCTTGTTGATGCAATCCAAGAGGCGTACCCGGAACTCGGGACGGCGATGGGGCAGTACGAGGACACATTAAACAGCGTCATCGAGCAGTACTTAAACGGAGGAATCGACGAAAGTTTTTGGACTAACACGGAAGGAACGACATGGGATGCCATGGCGAGCGCACTCTTCGAGAATATCGACCAGCTCATCGGAGACGAGGACACGAAGAAAGCACTCCAGAACCTGCAGGAGGGAATGGACCCGATCGTCGAGACGCTGCGCAAGGAAATGGATCTGATGGCGGAAGCAGGAGGAAACGAGGAAGCCGTTGAGAATATCAAAAGTTTCCTCTCCGTGTATGATGAAATCTCTTCACTGGCAGGGACGAACGATTACAACATCCTCGAAGATACCGGAGCACTTATCGAACAGAATGAAAATGCACTTGATTTTATCGGGAATCTGGGACTGAATCCGGAGAATCTGTTCAGCACAGAGACTGCGGCGGCAATCGAGGTGGAAGTATTCGACCGTTATCAGGAGATGGGAGAAGACCTGAAGACGCAGATCAAGGACAATCCCATCGTGGCAGAGGCGGATGTGGACGTTACGGCAAAGATTAACTATACCGAAGTCAGCTCCAGATTCGACCTGTCGGAAATAGAAAGGCAGTCCGTATATGAAAAGGCAAAGCAAAAGCAGTCGACGATAACCAACGAGACTTCCACATCACAAAAGCAAAG